CTGATCCAGTAGCCAGAGCTGATTCAGACAATGATGATACTATGAGTTATTTTGCTAAACTAGCAGCTGAAGCTTAAGAGTTAATCAGTTTGAGAAGGGGACGAAAGTCCCCTTTTTTAATATTGGCCAGCCATTTTAAAGAATGGATTTGTTGGGAGTGTACTTGGAGGACCATATACTCCAGTAACCATATGAGTGTGTATATCTACTGATGATGCGCTAGGCCCTGAGTCCATATAATTATTATTAACAATAACAGCTCCGGTATTGTTTGATGCATCTGTAGTAATATTTACACCACCAGTACGCATACCATATCCAGACATACTAAGACGCATATCTCTTTGTCTAAGTAGTTCTGTTGCTGTTTCATCACTCAATCCTCTTATTCTTGAATGACCTGTTACTTTCCTATTATATACAGGTACAAGTTCTCCATCTGCATTTAACTGCAGATTATCACTAATTAATCTTTCACGCCTAAAAGCCGCATCACCATTATCTATATTTTGCATTGCATTTATATATGCTGCTGCGTGATGTCCACCTGAAAACCCTGCTGCTTGTGCTGCATCAATCATTTTATCACCAGTAATTACAGCCAGACCTGACTGTGGACTAGCTGGACTTGAATATTGACCCGGTATTTGGCCGTTTACTGTCATTCCTAATCTATCTGTTAACCAGGATGGTAATAAGCCTATAATAGCATGTTTAACAGATTGACCAAAATCTTTTAAACCATTCCAAACTTTCATTACACTTTCTTTTACATCGCCAAACCAGTCTGGCATTTCAAATGCGCCACCTAATACCGTTCCATTTTCTTTATCGTATATAAATGTCGCAATACCTAAAATTTTGCCTTTAAGCCAATCAAATCCACCATTCCAAGCCTCTGCGATCTTCTCACCAATACCTGTTAAAGTCCAATTTACTTCTCTACCAAAAAATTGTGCTTTTGTATCATTTGCTGCAACATTACCTTTTTGAGCAGGTTTATATATGGCATGAGCTAATGTCATTCCGAATGTTTTAATTCTAGATATAAGTCCGTCTACCGCTTCACCTACAAAGTCACCAGCAGCTGAAAATTTTTCACCAATTGCATCAGTTCCAAAATAACCAGTAAATGCTCCTACAGCCATACCTATCAAACCACCCACTAATGCACCTACAGGACCACCTATTAATAATCCCGCAGTAGCAAATGTACCGCCTACTTTAAATGCTCCAGCAATTGCATTTCCTAAACCACCTTCACCATTTCCAAAAAATAATTTTTTAAGAGCACCTTTAATACCACCCTCTTTCCATCCATCTATCATAGATTTAACTGCTAAACCAACACCAGCTATTAATCCGCCCAAAAGCAAACCAAATAAATTATTTCCTCCAGCACTTTGCGGGCCTTCTTTCATAAACGTACCGAGCTTGCCCATCTTAATTACTTTGTCTTCTTTTTTGTCGGCTTCTCTTTTTTCTTCAATTTTATCCCGTTTAATATTAGCTGCAGCTTTAATAGCATCTTTACGTGCTTTCTCAGCTGCTTTATTACTCATTCCAAGTTGAAGTCTAATACCACCAAGCATATGTACTAGCGAATCAGTATTTACTTTAATTAAAGTTAGTACACCGAGTTCATCTAGTTCTATAGCTTTAGTTTTTTCAGCAACATCTACAATAGTTGATAAACCAACTTTCTTATCAGCAGTTCTAAGTGCTTGAAGCTTTCTATCTTTTTTCTCTAGCTTCCTGTCTTTTTCTTTTTCTTTATTTTCTTTAACAGTACTTTTAGCTCTATCACCACTAGCAGTAAAATTTTCACTAAGCTTAGCAGAAAATATACTAGCTTTAGCTCTTCGTTTAAAGTCTTCAGCAGCATCTATAAATCCAGGCCCTTGATCTGCTGCTGTTTCTCCTCCAGCAGCTTGAGCAAGTTGTCTCTCCTGATATTCTTTATTCTGCAAATCCTGTCGGATGCTTTGCTGATTCAGCTTTTTTAACTGATTGTTTATTTCTGTTAATAACCCTAAATTGTCTTTAGCCATTTTGTTTCTTTATCCTTTCGTTTTCTTTTTTTACGTGGTCTTCCACAAGAGAAACATATATTTCCCTTTCCCACGGCATCATGTCATCAAGTTCAGTTAATGCAAAATTAAATTGGGACAATAATGCAAAATTAGTTTTGTAATAATGCCCAATATTAGTATGAGAAAGGGTTATTGAAAAAAATCAGCTAATCCCTTTATCTCTAGCTTGTTATCTTCCCCACAAGCTTTGCATTTAAATTCTAAGTCATAAGTCAATTGTGGTGCTTCAGAAACTTTAGTTAGTAAAGCATTAAATTGATCAGAACCTAAACTTTCAACAAATTCTACTAATTCTTTTTTAGTAGAATCAGCAGCCGCAAATATCTCTTCACCGCTATAAATTGTTCCAATACTTCTAGCCACCATATTAATAAGCGTATCAGTACCGGTCTTCATATCGTCTTCAGTCAATTTATTTTTCATAGTCGGCCAGGTTACATCAACAGCTATATCATCTGTCAACTTAACACGCATATCAATCTCTTCTTCAATGCCTGACACTATTACTTTATCTAAATCAACTTTAATATCTTCATTTACTTCTTCGCAATGTTGACACGTTGGATTAAGTTTAATACCTTCACCTACGGACTTTGCTCTTAAGTTTATAAAAATATATTCAATATCAAATGTTGTTAAAGTATCTGTATTAATTGGTGTTTCTACACACAACTTAATAATATCAACAACAGCATTTTCCATTGCTTCATCACTTTGAGATTCCATTGCTATTAACAATATCTTCTCTTCTTTGACCAAATATGGTCTGTATGTAATACTTTCACCCGTTGAGGGCACAATCATATCATACTTTGGGGTTGCAATTTTTGGCAACATATCAATTTTACTCCATATTAAAAATTAAAATAATCTATTAAATGTATCTAACGTATTTTTTCCTATCTGTAATAAATTATCAGCTATATCTGAAAATCCATCAACTAATCCAACACTTCTATAATTATCATATTCAAATGTAATTTGTACTTCTATCAATCCTTCACCTTCAGAACTTAATTCAATAGCTCCGACTTGTATAGGATAAGCATTTAATAATTCAATTGTATATCCTGGAACAAGATTATTAGATCCTGACAACTGTTGTATAGTCACATCAGTACAATATTCATTCTTATAAAATGTTTTATAATGTTTACCTGATGTATCAACAATCATCTCTTGCCACATATCAAAATACTTTTTAATATAATAGTCATTAGTTAACAAGAATGTCATTGTCACTTCATCTGTTATAGCAGAATAAGGTTTCTTAGATAGATGATGATTATGTGTAGCTTCTGTTGTCGATATTCTTTTACCAGGCATTGTAACGTTTCTACATAATAAAAACATATCTCTTGGATCATTAATAAAATCTCCAGCATTTACACCTTGCCCAGATATTAAGTTACTTAGCAATGTAGCAGGATTATAATTTAATAAACTATTCATGCCTTTAGATGGATGAGTTATATACACACCAAATCTATTTCCTCGTGCTACACCACCTCTTCGGTTAATTGTAGACTTTAATGTATCTATGCTTACTGGTAATGACATTAGTATTGTTTCCTCGAATCAGCCCAAACTGTGCCAACACTAGCTTTCTTAAAGTTGGCTGTTTGTAAAAATATTGCAATATTCCATTCCGCCGCATTTACTTTCATAATATTAGAAGTTACGTTATCTGTCAAATAATGCTTAAAGCACGGTTTAAAATATTTATAGTTTGCTGTAGATTGTAATAACTTATATGTTATTTTAAATCTAGTTGTCGCATTAAACTTCTGGTTAGATGCAACATCGTTTAATTTATCTAAGAAGATTGCACGAACTTTAGGTGGTAGATAATGCAAGTTAATACCATAGAAACCATCTTTCGCTGGACCAACAACAATTGTTAATGGGAATGTATCATAGTAAGGCAAAGTCTGTTTAAGCTTTGGATTATATGTGTACATAACCATATCGCCAGGTGAAGCTCCAGCTTGTTTTCTTAATCTATCATCACCTAACATTTTACCTGGACCAATCTTACCAAGCTTCTTTACATTATTAGCAAACCAAGCATTTGCTTCTTTACTTCTTGCCTGCAATCCTTTACGGAATGCTTCTGATTCTAACTTGTCGAATAAACTAGCCACTAAATGTCTCCATTAATTGAGGTCCGAATGCTACCATAATCCAAGAAATGGCACCGATAGCTACTAAGCCAACCAGCATCCACTTCATTTTAAAATCATCTACTACCATTTTAAAGCCTATTATCTCGTTCCCAAGTATTCTTAGGGACAATTCTAATTTGCCGTCATCTTCATCTTCTTTCATCATAACTATATTTATACTCTTTTCTTAAGTGTTTTCCATATTCTTTTGCCAGTCTTTGTTTTGCTGGCTTTGAATCCTAATGACATTGTTTTGATACCCATTGCTTCTAATTCTTTCTCAGTCCATATCTGAAACTCATAACCACGTTCATCACAAAACTTTTGAGCATATTTCCATTTAGAAGTATTCTTCATATATGTTAATGCCTCATTAAGTTTTTTACGTTTAGGCGGCTGAGTTTGATTAGATGGTTTGATCTCAACTAAAATTGTACGACCACTCTTAGTTCTTATAGTGAGATCCATATAATATCTGTGAGGTTTATTATCAGTTGCACATATATAACCTATTACGGTTTCTTCAGAGTTCCACCATTTAACCCAATCAGCTTTAGTATCTAAATATCTAAATGTATTACGCTCCCACATTGAGCGATAACGTATTGAATTGGGATCACCTTTGTATTTGTGAAGGTTTTTAGGTTTCCATGATCCAGAATATGTTTTTTTCATACAACTATTTATACAAATCGTTATAAATAACTATATAACAAACCAAAGGA